GAATAAAAATATAGAAATTAGAAAAAAAGATATAAAATCTTATCATTTTTGGAATGGTTTTGGAATGGTATCTTTTCTACTTATAACTATTACTAGCATATGTGTTGGATTATATCTTATTCTTAATGGGCATAATGAAGGTGCTTATTTTGCTTTTATATTAGGAGCATTGACACTTTTACCTAAAATAATTGATTCTATAAAAAACAAACCTAAAAATTAATTTACATTTTCTTTATCTTTTCCTATTAATATTAAGAAATAGTTTGAAGATTGAAGCAATTGTAATAAAATTAAGGGATAAAACCCTTAATTTTTATTTATCTTCGCTCCTTTCTTTTAATTTAATAAGATTTTTTAGCGCATAAGTGCCTATTTTTCCTGCTATTTTTTTATCTGTAACCTTATCTATTTTTTGCTTTCTAGCTATAACTTGTTTTATTTTCTCAATTCTTTCTTCACTAGCTTTTTTATCATTTTGTATTTTTTCATCAAGACTTTGTTTTACGCTTTTTTTATTCTTTTTCTCTACTTCTTTAGCCTCAATATTTTCTTTTATATCTTCCATTAAGTTTTTTTTAGGCTTAGCTTGGGTAGAATTAGGATTATTACCCTTTGAAAGTGCATTAGCACCATTCGCCGTTGGCTCTGCGTCTTTTGACAATACGGGCTGTGTAGAGTATGGCGACTCTACCAAAGGGTTTTTGCCATCTCTTTTTATAATTCTTTCATTTTCTTTGTCAGCATTTCTAGATTTAGTAATATGCCTAACTTCTCCAGTATCTTTATTTACACCAAGTTTTCCTAATTTATTATCATTTAATCTTTTTGCTATTAAAGCTATATCCATTCTATTATTTTTATAAAAAAATGTAGGATTTTCTTTAATTTCTTTTATAAGTTTAAACACATCACTAGGCTTTTTAAACATCTCTTTATGTTTATTGGCTAAATATTCTAAGTCGGCTATAATCTCATCATTTGTAAGCTTTGCTAAATTTCTAACATTTGGAGAAACGCTTATTTTTACATTTAAATCACTCTTTGCTTTGCTCGGATCAGCTTTATCCATGAAGAAGTTGTCGCCTTTAATGACACCTTCTTTTATTAGTGCATCTTTTAATATCTTATTTTGTTCTTTGTCTACTTTAATATAATTATCTAAAGCATCTTTAAAAATTCTACTTTGTTCTTTATCCGCTATTTTTATGTTTTTAAGATTAGATATAACTTCTTTATTGGTTTTAGCAAGTTTTAATGCATCTAATATTTGATTTCTTAACACTTGCTCTTTAGCACTTTTCATAAAAGGAACTAAAGCATGTATTCTAGCAAAAACACCACTTATTAATATTCTATCAAAAACACCGCTTATTGTTGTGGCTATTGAAGAATTTGTTTTTTTGCCACTACTAGCTAAAGCCGTCATTATTAAGTCTTTATTGTTTTGATAAATTTTTGCATAAACATTTACTACTTCTTTTGCATATTTTAAATCTTTACTTACAAATTCTACATTATCCATATCTTTTGCTAGGTTCTTAAAATCATATCCTATATCTTCAATTCTATGTTTTGCTAGTAATGCATTAAAAGCATGTTTTTCATTTGCTTTTCGCTCTGCTTCATTCATACCTTCAAAAGCTCTTTTTAAATCTTTGTCTTCATTGATATTTCTAGCACCATTAGCTATTCTTTGCGCGAGTGCTTCGGGTGTTTCTTGGTCTTTGATTTTTCCTAGATAACTATTATTAAAATTTTCTTTTAACGCATAGTTTTTATTAGCATCTTCTAAAATCTTCTTTGCTAGTTCTTTATCACTTGCATTTTTTATCATAGTTTCATCTAAAGTATCTTTTACTAGCCTATAAGCTTCTTTAGTATTATATGTCTTATTTCCTGTGGCTAATTGCTTATTTATAGCACTTCTTAAGTTAAATATTTGCTCAGCACTTAAGTCTTTATCAATAGTATCTTCTAGAAAGCTACTAATATTTGTTTTTATATCTTGCTCTAAAAAATTGTTGTTTTTAAACTCTTCAATCTTTGCTAAATCTTCTTTGCTTAACCTTATTGAGCCGTTGTTAAGCTCATCTATACTTTTTATAGCTTGAGCATATTCATTATTAATTCTTTTTTTATAAGAGCTATTATCTTTTTGCCAAGCCTTAACATCAAACTCACCATTTAAACCTGTTTTATTTTTAAATACTTCATCTTGTTCTTTAATTATATTAAAAAAGAAATACTAGCATCCTTATCAGCCTTCAAAACATCATCTAAAAAACTTCCTATTTCGGGATAAGCTTGAGCTGATTTTAATAATATTTCTCTTCTTTGAGTAGTTGGAACTCCTTGTAAAGTATTTGAAATATTTTTTAAAATAGCACTTGTTCTTTTAGCGCTATCTTGTATAAATTGTGGATTATTCTTGTTAAGTCCTTGCTCGACAATGTTTTTTAATATTTCTATTGTAGGCTTTCCATTTTCTAAGTATGTTGGATTTTCTTTTGCTATAAGTTCATCTATTTGTTTTTTATTCTCTACATTTTTTGTAAGATTATTAAAAATTGTTTCTGCATTTTGCAAGCCACCATCTGTAAATTTTCCTATCATAGGAATATCTTTTTGGGTGATTTTATCTATAACCCTATTACCTAAATTACCACCTTTTACTGCCATGCCATCTATCATATCTTTACCGGCTTGTGCTCCTGTTTTTGCCATATTATAGGTATTTTTTAAAGCTCTTGCTCCTTTGACAACTCCTGCAAAAGCTGCATCACCTATTAAAGAAAGTCCCGCATTTTCACCCATAAGCATAAGAGCTTCTTTTAAATTTGCATCTTGATTTGTATCTTTTGTATTTCCGTAGTAATCGTATCCTGCTCCCAAAGATGCACCTAATGCACCACCTGCAACCATACCAACTCCACCGCCTAGCATGCTACCACCAATTGCACCTGCTGTTCCTAGAGCTACACTAGCACCATTATCTCTTATTCCGCGATATAAATTACCCATTGTGCTACCTTGCACTTTGGAATAATTTCCGTTATTATCTTGCACCCAATAAGAGCCATCATCATCTTGTAATAATTTTCCGCGCCCTGATTTTTGTAGCTCATCGCCTAAATCTCTCATAAATTGATTATTTTTTCTTGCTACTTCATTATTATCTGTAAAAATAGGTTTAGAGGCATTAAATTTAGACTGCTTATCTAAAATATAATCACTCAAATCATCAGCATTCATAGAAGGATTTTTATTGTAATCATACAAATCTCTTTTGTATTCGCCAATATATCCTAGTGGATTTGTTAAAATTTGGTCTTTAATATTGTGTTTTTCATATTCTTTAGCATATTTGTCTTTATTCTTATAAAAATCATTGATTGCTTCATTTTTTAAACTTGCTAAATATTCATTTGTATTTTGACTTTCATTTTGACTTACTTCATCTTGCAAAAAAGAAATAATGTTATTTTCTTGCGGTTTTTCTAATAAAAATTCTCTTATATTCATTGTATCAATCCTTGTTTTTTTAATTCTTCTACACTAACTTGCATTTTTTTACCCGCCTGATTGACCAATATTACATTACCATTAGCATCAGGTTCTGATATTTGAGCATTAATTCCATTAAAGCTAACACTATGTAATTTTGGAGTATTTTGATTTTGCACCGCTAGTGTATTTTTAGCTAAATCGTTTTGTATATTTTGATTAGTTGTTGAATTATTTATAATTACTGCATTTTTACTAGGTTTTGAGTATTTTTCATCCCAATAAAAAGCTTTTACCTTTGGAGCATAATTGTTATAAAAATCCATATTCTTTTGATAGTCTTCTATAGCACTTTGTTTCTCCATATTTGTTTTTGCGTTTCCTAGTCTTTCTGCTAATTCCATTTTATAAGAGTTTGGAGCTTCTGCTAACCATTCTCCTGCTAATGCTTGAGCTACCCTTTGATTATTTGCTTCCATGATATAACCATTAATAGGGAAATTGGCTTGTATATTTTCCAAATTCCATTTAGCATTTTTTCCGCCTCTTAATAAATCGCTTAACATTCTTTTTAAGAATAAATCACTTGCATCATTTAAATCCGTACTTTGACTTCCCCATCCACCAAAAGCACGCTCTTTAGCTCCATTCCAAAAACCATGGGTTGTATCATATGTTTTACCTTGTTTACTTGCTAAATCTAAAAACTGAGCATCTGCTTTATATCTTGTATTAATTGGTAAATTTGTATTGCTTTGACCCTCAAAACCTTGAGTATTACTAAGAACTCCATTTAATAAATCTTGCTCTTTTTGTTTTGTATTTATCTCATTTTGCAATTTTTGGAGTTCTAATAATCCTTTTTTGGTAATTTAAATCCTTGTAAGCCTTATTAGCATTTATCGCTTGCTGTCTTAAAGCATTTTGCATGGCATATTGTCTAGCTCTTTGATTATAATTCATTAGCCATTGCTGATCTGCTATATTTGCTCTTTCTTTTTGATAATCAAAGTTTCTCTCATTTTGCAAAAGCTGATTATTTTGCATAGCCTGATTAAATTCCATTTGTTGCTTTCTTAAATCTTGCTCTTGCTGAAACTCATTAGCTTTAACTTTATCATCAAAACTTTTGCTCATGATGTCATATAAGACACCACCGACTTTTCCTGCGTTTTGTATAACGCCTGTATCAGGATTAAATACTACTCTTTGTGGGTTATAAAATGCCATTTTGTTTCCTTTATTCTTTCTTTTAAAATAAAGGATTTAAGGAAGTTTGTGTATAATTTTAAAAGGGTGCAACGCCAAAGGGTTACCGCCCTTTAGCGTTAATTTACCGCCCAGTTGGGAGGTGATTAAATTGCTAACCAAAATTATAGTTATAATTATACTACTTTGTATAATTATAGTCAAGGCTTATTAATACTTGATTTCCCCTTTTTTAAGGGGAGCTATAATTTCCCTTTGGCTTCCTTAAATCCAAATCTATTTAATTACTCCAAACGTTTTGAAGTTTATTTTCCATATTCTTTCTTCTGTTTAACTCTTCATTGGCTAGATACTTATTGAAGTTATAGGCATCTTTTTGTAAATCAAAATTTTTCTTTGCCATTTTTTGCTGATTATAAGCACCATATAAAGCACCAGCACCGCCTAAAACATTTCCCAATCTATCAAAATTAGTTATTTTGTTTGTATCGCTACTTTTAAATAACCAATCTCCAAAATTACTAAAAGAATTTTTTAATCCATTTAAAAAACCACCACTGCTACTTGCTAAATTTGGAGTAAAATTGCTTGTTTTCATCAAAGTATCTGCAAAGCTAGAGCCTAGTCCTGTACCACCTTTTAAAGCTGTTATAAAATCCATGATTTCTCCTTTATACTAAACTTAATAATTCTTTGCCTAGATCTATCTCGCTAACTTCGCCTTTTTTTAACTTATCGTTAAAATCACTAGTTCTTACATTATTATTTGCACTTGATAAATCTTCAGCTTTTTTGGCATTATTTGATTTTCCGACCAAATTAAGCAAGGTTTTCCAGCTGTCAATATTACCTTCGCCTAAACCATTTAATTTTGTTGCAAGTTCTGCCATAGCCTTTAAATCCGCATCAGGATAGGCTTTTCTTAACTCGCTTTCTACTTGTGCGTATTTAGCGATTAGTGCATCTTGCTCTTCTTTGTCTTTTTGCTTTTTATCAAGCTCTTCAAGCCTTTTTAATTTCTCATCAAGTCCATCAAGTCCTAATTCTTTTAAATACTGCTCTCTTTGCAATTCTTGTTCGCTTGGCTCTTTTTTTGGATTTTTTAAAGCTTCAAGCTCACTCATTAAAGCATTTAATTTGTTGTCATTTTCACTTTTATAAGCTTCAAACATCGCCTTATAATCAGGCTCGTTCTCATTAGCAACCTGCATAGATTCATTATCTTCTACTTGCGTAGGTTCATCGCCATTATTAGCAACTTGTCCTTTATCATCATCTGTTATGACATTTATTAAATCTTTTAAAGCATCATTTTCCATCTTCTTCATCCTTTATTTTATTGATTATTATGTCTAAAAAAGCCATAGTATCTAAAGCTTTTAACCTCACTTCTTTCTCATCGTTATTTTTTGCTATATAAAAACATTCACTATATTTTGCTTTGATAAAATCTATTAATTTCTTTCCTCCTTTGGTTTTAGATATATCGCTTTTAATTTCAATATTAAGCATTAGTTTCTCCTCGCATTTGCGGATTAATATCTTCATTATTTTCAAAAGCAAATAAACTATTTACATTCTTTACACCTAAAATTGGTAATAATTCTTTAGTAAGTTCTTTGCTAGCATTTATAATCCCATAAGCAGAATCTGCATCTCCTATGCTCATATACATTTGATATAGTTGTGAAAATACTTGCATGCTAGCTTGAATTCCTGCACGTCTAATTTCTTTATTCATGGCACCTGTGCCGGTTTGAATTTTAAATCTAAAACTAGGAATATCCTCTCTTTGAAAACCATTAAAAAAACTATCTTCTCCATACTTAAAAACAAGCATTGCAAATCTATCAAATAAAGGCTCTATAAAGGTTTCGTTATACTGTCTTATATAGTCAGCACTTCTTCTTCCACCTTCTTGTGCTTTTATGCTTATTTCTGTTGCTGTTTCATTATTTGCTGTTTGCGCGCCATTATTTTGTGGACTAATTCCTGTTACCTCTGTTAGCTCACTTTCTAATAATTGCAAATTTATTCCAGAACTATTTATATTTGGAGGAGGCAGTATTTGAATTCCTTTGGGGTCATCTGTATATATAGGCTTTCCTAGGGTTTCTATATCTTCTCTGCTTATTCCCATTGATTTTGGTACTATTATTTTTGGCATAATATGAGATCTTACAGCATCGATTAAAAGATTTCTTGTGATGTTAATTTCATCTTGCAAAGGCATAGCTGAAGCCATTATAGGCTCGCCATAAGCACTTACATAGTTTTCATTATCTATCTTTTTAAGTTGTGGTAGCATTGAACCCCAGATAAAAGGCTGTCCATCTTGCAAAGTAACTTCATTTCTAAGTAAATTATTTTCAAATAAGGTAGAAACCACCCACTCATCATCGTTTTTTCTTTCATAAATATCATAAAGCTTCACTTTTTTATATTCATCATCTTCATCAAAAAGCTTTTCAATTTCTATTTTTTTATAAAAACCTAGCTTTTGTCTTTCATGGATTTGATTATAAGTTAGGTAAATTTCATTGACTATATAGCCTACATCCTCGCTATTTAATGCATTTGGATCAAAGAATATACTATCAATATCTACTCTTTCAATGCGTGGCATTCCTTTATGCCAAGTAACCTTAGCTATACTTGTTCCCACAAGTAAAACATCTAAGAAAAGCGGTTGAAAAATCTTAAACATATTGATTTTACCGCTATAAAAATCTATGGCATTTTGCCAAAGCTCTATAATAGTATCATCGCTATTGATATATGTTTCAATATCTGCCATTCTTTCGCTATTAAAATAAACTTCGTTTAGGCTAGTGATTAGGTATTTTACCTTAGCGTTTATTTTTGGTATATAGATACTTGATTTATTTCTTTTTCTCAATTTTTGCATTACCTTATTTTCAAGCAAATAAGCATCTTGCAACTCTTTAAAGTGTGGTTTGTAATTTTCATATCCACTTTTACTTTCGCTAATGAGTTGTGTTAAAAACGATACTCTCTCATCATTAGTTCTTTTTGTTTTCATTCATAATTCTCCATATTGTTGTTTTGCTTAAATTTGTTATTTTTAAAATATCTTTTTCATTCACTCCTTTTTCAAATAAAAACTCCGCAAATTCTCTTTTAAATTTCTTTTTAGAAATATTATTAAATCCTGATACAAGCTCTAAAAATTCATTTGCAAGACTTGACTTTATAGCCTCATCGCTTAAATTTGAAAGCTTTTTTATTTTGTTTACATCAATTGCATCATAAATCATTAAAAATTCACCAGCCATCATAGCTCCAATCTTCATTAGTATTGTTTCTGCTGTATAGTTTTTCAAAAAAAGTTAGAGCCACCGCATCGCTAACATCAGGACTTTTGCCATAGTTCTTTTTTAATTGTTCTTTTGAAACTATCTTTAACAACCCTTTATCGCTATACTCATATTCAATCATTCTCATATCTTTTTTTAATTCTTCATCTTTAATAATCTCCATGTGTTTTAAATTTTTCGCAAAGGTGAAATACATCTGCGCTCTTTTATTTAAGTATTCATTGCTAGTTGCAGAATTTGCAGAATTTGCCTCAAATACGGGCAAGCCATAATTTAACAAGACATCATACACGCCAACGCCAAGACCGCAAGTATCTATGAAAATACCTTTTGGTTTGTCTTCGCTTTGGTTATATTCAGCTAATATTTTATTTGCTAACTCCATGGTTCCAAGTTGTGAGTATTTTTTTATTTCATCAACTACAAAACCTTTTCTTTTTGCTAAAACACTTTTATCATCTCCATATCTTGCTACATCAATTCCCCAAATATTCTCACCTTGCATTTTTTCAATACTAAAAGAGTTTTTGCTCATCGCATTTTCAATTTCAGTTAATGCAAAAAGCTCCGCACTCGAGCTATCTATAAACTCTCCATAAATTTCTTGTTTGACTACTTCGCTATCTTCGCCACCCACTTCTTCAATTAATTCTTTAATTTGCTCTTCTTTTAAAAATGGATTATCATAACTTGAGAATTGAAAATGTTTCCAATTTTTATCGCTGAGTTCTTTTCTGCAAAGTTCATAAAATAGATTTTTTCCTTTAGGAACTCCACCGATAATCGCTCTTGATTTAGGATTATCAAGCAACATAGGGCGTATGGCGTTATACCAAAGATATTCTCCTTTGCTGCCTTTTAAAATAATTCCTGCTTCGTTTAAAATAACAAGGTCATATCCAAAACCTTCGATATTTTCACTTCTTTCAGCACTTCTCATATGAAGCACTGCTCCATTAATGATTAGTTTCTTATCTTGCACACTCCATGAGTAAAAATCTTTTGGCAAGTTTTTTAACTCAGGTGTAAAATATAACTCGTAATAGTTTTGTAAGTTTGCTTGTATGGTATCTACCCATAATACATTTTGTCCTAAAAGCAAGTTTTCTATGACAAACTTAGCGCTTCCCCTTGTAAAACCAAGTCTTCTGCCTTTTGCTACGGTTATAAAGCGTGGATTTTTATCATCAAAAACTTTAAGTTGTGCAGGAGTGTAAGAAAAGTCAAGCTTTAATTTCATTTGATTTCACTTCTTATAATTTCAATTTTTTGAACGTTATCGCTGACAACTTCTTGTTTATCCACATATCCATGTTGATTTTTTAGCAAGAACATACTAACGCTAGGAGTATAAGTGCCGATTAAGGAATGGTTTAAAATATCCATTTCACATTTTTGCTTAGCTTGAGATACAATTTCTCCAAAATCCTTATCCTTCTCCCACTCGCCTAAAGTTTGTATTGTAATTCCTAAATACACAGCTAATCCCACTTTTGTTTTAGGTGCAAAAATAATACTCTCCTTAGTTTCTTTTAAGACAACTCTTTCATTAAAATAACTCTCTATTTTTGAAACAAGCTCTTCTTTTGTCATACTTTTGCCATTTGTCATCATTCTAGCCATCAAGCCACCCCTTCTTTAAAATTAAATTCTTTGATTTCTAAGTCTAAAAAAGATTTTTTAAAACTAATAATCTCATAATCGCCTTTTAAAACATTCTTATCGTTTTCAAATAACGCATCTAACACGCATTTTACGATATTGTCCCCATCGCCATGCCTTTTGCTGTTAAATCCTATTTTTAAAGAAAACTCATATTTCTTTTGCTTATCAAAGGCTTGAAAACAGCTAATATTATTTTGTCTTCTAAACTCCATTTGCAAGAGTTTTTTAAAATCTAAATATTTAAGATAATCTTTACATGCAAATTTAGATCTTTGCGTGGTTCTTTTATAAGGAACTGGGTTGCTTTTTAAATCAATTTTTAAAATATACTTTTCCATTTCAGACTTTCTTAAATTTAGCTTATATTTTTAAAAGCCATTTTGACTTTTACTTTCTTTTGAAATTCTTCTTGATTCTCCTTAAAAAATTTTTTCTGCACCTTCTTAAAGTTATTATATTCTTCTTCATGGCTTAAAGATGTATATCCTTTTATCTTATAAGAAGTATTTATATATATCTTTTCCTATGCGCTCTTGATTTTTAAATATAAAATCTATTAAAGCGTGTTTAAATTCGTTATTTTTTAGCATTTCTCCATCTTCGTAGGTTAATTCTCCAAAATTATTTAGACAAACCAACATATTAATTGATTTTGCTAATCGTTTAAAAAGGTTGCCCTGTCCATCATAACAAACATATGAGTATTTAAAATCACTTTCAAGCAATCTAAAAAATGGACTATTTTTATATTTATTTTTTAACCATTCTAAAAAAAATTCTTTGTCTTCAAAACGCTTTTTAAACTCGATTTCAGCTCTTTTGCAAACTCTTCTTAATTTCTCATAGGTTGTCCCTACGATATTCTCTCTTTCTAAAGTTTCGAAATAAAAATCTAAGAAAGCATGAATATCCTTAACGCTTTTGAGATATCTACCTACAATATCAGTTGCTTGAGCCTTATTAATTTCCAATAAGTCCATTAAAATTTGTATTTTTTCTTGCATTTTTTACTCCTTAAAAGCATCCTAAGAGCTTGTTTTTGTTCTCATCTTTCATTCCGTAATACTCCATCAAGCTATCAACCACACTAGGATTGGCTTCTTTTTTTCTGTTAAAACGCTGATTTTTTCTTGCTTCATTTTCTTTAGCGTATTTAAGCCATGTATAAAGACTTCCTGCCACACTTGACATTCTTTTTCCATTTCTTTTCCATTCCCTAGCATCCCAATAGCCTATAAAATCATTAGCCAACTCTTCACCAAAGTTTGTGCCATTTTTCTCATTAAAAGCTATTATTTGTCTCATGAGTTCATTTGCATTTGGGACTTTAAACTCTTTTTTTGCCATTTTCTCTAACTCCTTTTTGCTAAAATCAATAAAGCTCGTCACAAAAGAGGCGTTTTGATTAGAAACGCATTCTTTCTTTTCTTGATTATTTTTTAAATTTTCTAAATTCTCTTTTTTTATAAATTTATTATTATTAATATTTATATTATTTATAAATTTATTATCGTGTGCGTGCGTGCGTGTTTCTATATAATGTAAATTCTCTTTTTTTTCGTTTTCAGTAGTTGATTTTCTGTCGATTGATGAAGTGTTATTTTTAAGAGTTTTGCTTAGCTTTTCATCACTGCTTTTAAGCAAAGATAAAGCTTTGTTAAAATGTTTTTTAATTTGATAATTTTCATCTTTTAAAATCCACTCATAAAAATTTAAAGAGCCATTTCTAACCTTTTTAATTTCTAAAAGTCTGAGTTCAATTAATTCTTTTTTAGCAATTCTTAATCTATTTAAACTCATTCTTTGATTATTTTTAACTTTTATAAACTCTCTTAGATAGATCTCGCTTATAATCGTTTTTTCACTAAGTTTAGCTAGTTGTATATATAATGCCAGAGCATCAACACTAAGTCCTCCATAAGCTATAGTGTTTGATAATTTCAAATAGCCTTTTCTCTCTCTTAGGCTTTTACGCCCCAAAGCTACATCAAAACTTGCTATAAAATTTAGTATCACCAACTCTCCTTTATGTTATAATTTAAATTAAAAAGGTTTTTTATGTTTAATTCTTTCTTATCCGAAATGCTAAAAACCGCCACTTTAGAAAATTTGTTATATTTTTTAATAGGTGTTTTATTTGGTTTAAGTATCCGTCCTTTGTTTTTATATTTAACTAAAAAACAAAAACTAAAAAGAGTTTGTATTAAAGATATGAAGCTAGAAAACGATTTGACAAAAAGACTATATCCTAACTTAGGATATAAATTAGTTACAAAAAAAACTCCTTTTGAAATGGTTTTTAAAAAAGATAAATTTAAATACATTATTTGTCCTCACTACCGTGATAAAAAATGCGTTTTAGATAATGATAAATGCAAGATATTAAAATCCCAGCCGAAATACCAGCCACTAGAAACAGTCTAAAATGCAACATCATCAAAGTAAAAATAAATAATCCTATTATTTCAAATACCCTATCAAGCATTAATCATCCTAAAAGATTTTCCAAATTAAAAAATAAACTAAAAAACCTATTGAAAATCCCGCTATAAAAGCCATTTTTTAACCTTTAGTTTAATCGCCTTCATTCTCTATCCTTTCGCTTTCTCCCACGCTTAGGTATGTTTATAAGATTGCTACGAACATCCACCCAAAATTCATGAGGTATTCCATAGAGTTTTTTAAACTCTATTTGTTTTTTAAAGCTTGGGCGTGATTTATTTGTTCTAATCTTTTTAACACTAATAACCGTATAGTGATTACTCAATATTTTTGTAAAATCAAAAAAATCTATTTTTTTCATAACGAAAGTATAAAATAAAGAAACTTAATAAATATTTAATTATGTTTCTAATTATGGAACATTATTTGCTTGAAAAAAGTGTATAATTTTTATACTAAAAAAGGAGAGAATATGGGAAGAAATGGAGATATATTCGATTTTCATTTTGATACTGAAAAATTTAAATTTTATTTAAAAAATAGAGATAAAAAAGTTACATATCAAGATTTGATGGAAATTTTATATAAAAATGGCATAGAAAGCTCAGAAGCAACAATAAAAAAATGGTTGATGTCTAAAGAAGATAATAAAACAAAACCTAAACCACAATATATAAAAATTTTATGCAATGCATTAGATATTCCTTTTAACGAAGTGATATTGCAAGATGTTTTTAGAAATGATAATCAAATTAACTTCAGATATTTTCCAGATATTTATGCAAGTGCAGGACTTGGAACATCATCTCAAAGTAAAGAAGTTAAAATAGTTTCAGTTGATGAAAATTTTCTAAAAGAAATTTTAGACATACCTATAAAGAAGAGTTACGATATTATAAAGATTAATGGCGACAGTATGGAACCTATTTTATCTAATGGTGATTTTATTATTGTAGATAGAAGCAAAAATTCACTTCAAACTATTTCAAATGCAGATATTGTTATTTTTAGAAAAAATGATGATTTATTTTGTAAAAAAATTAAAAAAGAACCTTTTGAAGATTATATTTTTTTAGTTTCTGAAAATAAAAAATACGAGGATAAAAAAGTAGATAATAGCGAATTTGAACAATGCGAGATCTTAGGCGCTGTAGTATCAAAAATGGCGATTGAAACCTTTAAAAATTTTATAGAAGTGGTGGGATGATTAGGTTTAGAGACTTTAAAATAATAAAGAAGATGAGAATATAAAAAAATATAAGGTTGATTGTGATATTTTAACTAATTATTAGCT